ATGGCTTTCAAAAATTATAGAGATTTAAAGGTATACGAGAAGTTCGCACAGCAGGAGATAGTACCAGAAATTAGATTACAGGGGAAGTGGCTGCGTGAGTTGGAGTTTCTTCCGGGGACACCCATCACGGTCAAGTGCGAAGGTGGTCGGCTGATAATTACCAAGCGTGATGAGATAGTAGAGGACTGCGAATATTCTTGTTAAAACAGGACGTTTTTGGGTCATTACCCAATATGACAGAATAGCTTGCTAATGACAAAATTATGATTACTATTGTAGTCGGAGGTGATTATATGCAAGAGGAAGTGCTTGTAAGACTTAAAGGCATCAAAGCATTATTGTACTGCGTTTCCGAAGTGGAGTGCGAAGTCTTTGATATGGGGTATGGCTTAATGCTCTTAAGTGAAGAAATGGAAGAGTGCATAAAGCAATTAGAAGAAAAAGCATAGGACACGGTATATTCCCGCCCACCATAAAAGTGGACGGGAATTTCCTATTTAACGAGGCTGATTTTATTTGTCATCAGGTGTCTCGCCGGAGCGGTAGGAACTTTCCTCTGCTTTAGACATATCGTAAAGCATAACCTTGTTTTCGGCATCATACTCGCCTACAACTTTATAACGTGTCTTTGCCACATAATTTGGAATAAGCTGAATCAAAACTTCACGCAGATTCTTGTTTGTGATGGAGAGGGTGTTTTTCTGTTCTGCTTTAGATTTGGCAAATTGAGCTGCTTTTGTTTCAGTTCCCTTACAAGGACGAATTGCAAATACCTTGTTTTCAGGGTCTGTGTAATACTGTACGAATGCAGGGTAGCCTAAGTCCTCAAGAACACGTTTGCTGAATGTTACACCGTTGTTGTTAATATAGATTTCTGGTGTGCTGTTTGCTGTGATGTCGATTACTTCAAGATTAAAATTGTTAAAATTAAGTGCCATAGTTTTTTACTTCCTTTCTTCTGTTGGAGCTTCCTCAAGCTCGTTTATACTGTTCATAATTTTTATAAATTGGTCACGCTCATCGGCTGACCATGACATATCCAAGATAAAATATCCACGCAATACCCCGGACTTAACCCTTGATACTGTAAATTTCTTTTTAATGGCAGCAATCGGTTTGCTGTCACGATTTTTCCATTTACCTTGCTGTAAGAGTTCTTGTGCCTTAAGCCATTGTGGGCGTTTGATGATGGCGGGATGCACGTTCTCCCAATACCACTGAGGTAACACATCATCATTCTTTACGCTCTTGTGGGATAGATAATCCTTTGAATATGTTTTTTGGTAAAGAACATCCCCGACATATTTCTCATTGCGGAGAATGCCTTTAATCGTGCTGACATTCCAACAATCCTTGCCCTTAGGAGAGCGAATGCCTTGTGCAGTTAAGGAGTCTGCAATTTCCTGTGGAGAGGCTCCGTCAGTAAAGCTGTCAAAGATATAGTGGACGATTTCTGCCTCGGCAGGCTCGATTTTGACACGACCTGCATAGTCTCTGTAATATCCGATGGTATTTCGCACGGAGAATTTATAAAGACCTTCCTGCATTCGGTATCGTATACCTTCTTTAATTGCGATACTTTTCTGTTGACTCTCCAATTCTGCTAACGCTGACAGGATTGAAATCAGTAGCTTGTTTCCGGCATCACTGGTGTTAATACCTTCTGATTCAAAGTGAACAGCAACGGGTGGATTCAAGTTTCCCAGTTGTCGTAGGGTAGTAAGAATATCAACGATATTTCTACCGAAACGGCTGATACTTTTCGTCAGAATGAGGTCGATTTTGCCTGCACAAGCATCTTCAATCATCTCTTGGAAACCTTTACGCTTGTTGATGGATGTGCCTGAAATACCCTCGTCCGTGTAGATTTTGACCAGTTCATAATTTGGATTGCTGTCAATGACGGACTGAAAGTGCTGTACCTGCATTTCAAAACTTCCGACCTGTGCTTCCTCGGCTGTACTTACACGACAGTAAGCGGCAACACGAATCTTCTTGGCTTCTTGGAATGCGTACATTTTCTTTTCAGGCATAATAACCCTGCCTCGTCTTTCGCCGGAACGGTTCTTCGCAATGGTATCATGGATCCGTTGCTTTTCCTCTTCGCGGCGGTTGCTAGAGTTCTCGCTATTATGGCGGGCTTTCTCTATTCGAGCTGCGTCCAGTTTCCTTGCCATAATTTATGTACCTCCTGTCAGTAATTTTGACTCGCATGGGCATCACCTCCTTTCTGTCATGTATTACCGCATCTGAGGACATAAAAAAAGGAAAATGTTTCGTTATGCGGGAATACCTCTAACTGAAACATTTTCCTAGTAGTTTTTGTGTATATGATTACGCTGGCATACTCCATTTGTGGTCTCCGATGTGGTATGTCAGTTTTATAGGTTTGACTCTGTCATAGTCCATGACTTCGCAGTTGAAGTGTAGAAGTGAGTAGGTGGAATCTGCTTGGTATGCTGTATGGATTTTGAGTGATTCCTCGCCTATTCTAACATAAAGAGGCATGATACTTCCAGCAGAATCAAACGATGCTATGACGGATACGATTTTTAGGTGTGGGCAGTCATTAAGACCATAGGACACTCTACCTGCCATTAAAATACCTCCTTTTGAAATACAAACAAATGTTCTGGTAGAAATATATCATAATTTATAAAAAAGGTCAATATGGTCGATTTTGGATGGTATAAGTCCGTTTTATAGGACAGCACTTTTTGTATCCTTATCTCAACAAGAAAAGCACAAGCCTTTTGAAAAGGGAGAAAGGAGCAAAAATGGGAATGAGAATGTTAAGCATGGAATCAAAAAGTATGGTGTATCATAGGCCGGAATGCAGGTATGCACGAAAAGTATATAAGAGGAACAGGATGCAGATGACCTGGGAAGAAGCTGAACACCGCGGATACCGTCCATGTAAATGTTGTGATGGAATCAACTTTCTTTACAAGTTGGATGAGGAGAGCATTCAGTATTATGCAGAAAAGAACAATATGGATGTAGATTTAAAGGATAACAAGGTCTATGTCAGAACCGATGTTGGTTGTTGGAAGATTATCTACAAAAGAGGGATGCAGCAATTTATCCTACTTCATAGAAATTTTGTGAAGGGTCGTATCAGCTTGGATGAAGTTGAACATGGTGCGTACCACCGCCAAGGAGATATTGCACAGGCGGGAAGTATTATGAAGTATCTGAAGTACATACAGAAACACGATGATTTCAAACAGAGTATGCCGGACGATTACCGTCAGATGCCACAGGATACCAAAAGGCAGAAGGCATATTATAACGCAGCAAAGAAACGTGCCGACAGACGCAGTGCAAGGAGATTAGACAATCTGTTTATTATGATTGAGCGTAAGGAAGGCATCAAACAGTTATCGTTTTGTTAGAAGGAGGAGAGGTTATGTTTGTAGTAATTTGTATTTTAGTATTCCCATTTGTAGTATTAGCAGAGTTGTTAAAAGGTGTGTAAGAAAACATGGAGGAGAGAGCAATGAAGAAAATCTATTTTACAATCACAGGTACAAAGCATCATTATGGACAGGAGTTTTTTGAACCGGGTATGGAAGTAACACTTGTTAAAGAGCCGGATAATGAAGTGGATTCAGAGGCAATCAAAGTGGAACTGGAAGGTCTTGGTCATGTAGGATATGTAGCAAATAGTCCATATACCGTACAGGGTGAGAGCATGAGTGCAGGTAGGCTATATGACCGTATTGCTGATACAGCAGTTGGTGTAGTAAAATATGTTATACCACAGGGGGTTCTCTGTGAACTGAAAGCAGAAACTATGGTTCAAGGTGTTACTGAAGGTATGGATGGTTATTTCGGTATGGAACGCAATCTTGAAGACGAAGCGTAGGAGGGGAAAGATATGTCTAGACATTCTATTGAAAAAATTACTTGTCCTAATTGTGGATGTGAGTCTGATTTTATGATTTGGGGCAGCATTAATACGGTGTTGGATCCAGAGATGTTTGAAAAAGTAAGAACAGGAGAAGCCTTTATATTTACTTGTCCAGATTGTGGTCATAAAGCAGGAGTTGATTATGGCTGTCTTTACCATCAAATGAATGATGAAATGATGATATATTATGTTCCAGACCCGGAAGGGGTAGAAAAGGCATATGAAATGTTCAGAGGTGATACGAAGGTTTCTGAACTAATGGGAAAAATGCAGGAAAATTATCTGTATCGTATCGTACAGTCAAAGAACGAGTTACGAGAAAAACTGTTTATTTTTGATGCAGGGCTTGATGATAGAGCAATTGAGTTAATTAAGGTGTTCTATGCACAGAAACTGAAAGAGGATAATCCGGAAGTAAATGTTGATGAAATTCGCTTTGAGGCAGGAGAAGAAGAGGAGATTGGGCTTGTGTTTATCGCAGAGGGTAGACCAGTTGCATCGTGCCAAATAGGACGTGATTTTTACAATATTGTGATGGAAGAGTACGTTTCAAAAATGCCGGATATTCGCAAGGATGAGATTATTATAGATTGGGATTGGGCGGTTGATGTTTTTAAGAATAAAGAGGACGGTGATACATATGTATGAAACATTAACTAGGCATTTGGTTATGCTAGAGGATTCGGAATATGGAGAGTGGGGACCAAAGGAGCAGAAAGGTGATGGAACTGCGGAACGTCCATTTCAGATGCCATATGTAACCTATGATAAGACAGTACATAGTTTGATACAGGAAGTATATAATTTTTCGCAGGAGCATCCTGAATATGAACTCACGAAGTATCATCAGATTTTAGAAGAAAATGGTATGGAGTGGGGGTCTGCATCAATGGAGGCGTTTGATGTATCAAACGCAGACGGAAGATGCGTTATGGGGTTGCTGATGGCGGCTGTCAGAGCAGAGCGTTTCTGTGATGGTGCGTTGCTTAGCCTGTTTAAGAAAAATACTATCCAGCGTTGGTTGGAAAGACTGATAGAAATCGACAAAGAGGCTTAAAGTCCACACATAAAAAAGTTGTTATTTCCGTCAGGGGTTTTGTGGGAAATAAATTCTGCTGCAAGAAATTCATCACGGGTAACCAAGCAGGAGTAGTAGGATTTAAAGCCTTTACGATGCTTGGACAGAAGATTTTGACGGAGCATATTTTTTACACGGTTTTGGACATTCTTTTTAGTCCACGTCGGGTGTTTCGTTTGCACAGCAGAAGTCCAGTCATCAATGGTAAATGGCTGGCTGAGTTCTAAGGCAATAAGGTAAATTTTTCTGTCGAATAATCCTAATTCAAGTTGCATATTGTACCTCCGAATACAATGTACTACGGAAGTAGAAAGAGATAAAGGGATTATGAGTATCTAAGAAAAAATGTAATGTAAATTCGTAGAAACTAAGAAAAGGTGTAGATATGCGAAAGAGTACAGGAGATATTATTAACAGTTCTTTGAAGCAAATGGCTGATAACAAGAAAAAAAGTGATATTAGAAAACGGTACGGCGTGGGTCAGTTGGAGGACAATCAAGACACAAGCGTTAAAACGAGTGTTTGTGGTATTACATCAATAATATGTGGAATTGTTGGGTTTTTCCTTTGGATTATAGGATTGGTAGGTGTAATCTTTGGCATTGCAGCTATAAAAAACAAGAGTGAGAGGCAAGTTCCTGCTATTGCAGGCACTGTTATTTCTATAATTGCGGTAATATGGCCGATAGTGGCTTATTTAGTGATTTTATTAACTATTTAAATATAAAGCCAAGTACACAGTACAGAAAAAATCCTCAAAATAATTTTGATTAATATACACGAAAAATGATGCAAATATGTCATTTTTCGTGTATAATATTGTCTGTTGAATTGTGTAAGTGAAACTCGATAAGGAGAGACAGATGGAAACGAGTTATAAAAAATTATGGAAATTACTAATTGACAGAGATATGAAGAAAAAGGAACTTTGTGAATTGGCTCATGTTAGCCCGGCATCTTTAACGAAGATGAAAAATAATGGTTCTGTTACGACTGATGTGTTGGTTCGAATTTGTAATGCCCTTCAGTGTGATATCTCAGATATTATGGAAGTAATTCCAGAAAACAAGAAAGAGGATTGTTAATTATGAAAAAGTACAGAGTCGTTGATTTGTTTTCGGGATGCGGCGGTATATCAAGAGGATTTTTAAATACTGATAGGGTAGAACTTGTTGGTGCAATAGATTTTGACCAAGCAGCTTGTAATACCTACAAGATGAATTTCCCTAGTGCAAATGTAATATGCGGTGATATAAATCAGATTAGTGTTGAATCAACGGGGTTCAAAGATATTGATATAATAATAGGTGGACCACCATGCCAAGGTTTTTCAAGATTGAATTATTGGGATAAAGATAGAGACAATGACCCAAGAAATGAGTTGTTTTTTCAATATTTGCGTTTTGTAGATGAATTAAAACCTAAAGCTATACTTATTGAAAATGTAAAGCAAGTATTAACAGCTAAAGAAGGATATGTACCAAAACATATAACAAATTTTCTTAGCCAAAGAGGATATACAGTTAATTACTCTATTTTATGTGCGGCAGACTATGGCGTTCCGCAGATGAGATACCGTGCCTTCTTTGTGGCTTTGAAAGAAGAATATGGCACTTTTGATTTTTCTGTTTTGGAAAAGTATAAATTAAACCAAACCACGGTTGCTGATGCTATTTCAGATATAGAAGCAATAGAAGAATATGCAAAACAGTTTGAACAAGGAACTGTATATGATTTGGGAAGACCACAATCTGAGTATCAGAAGCGTATGCAGGCATCTGATGGAAAATTGCATAATCATTTAATCTATTATCCTGCTCAAAATGTGCAGGAAATGATGACTTATGTTCCAGAAGGCGGTAATTGGAGATGTGTTCCTAAAGAAATGTTCAAATCAGAACGAACGAATAGATATACGAATTATTTGCGTAGGCTTAAACATGATGAACCATCTATAACAATTGATACTGGACATAACGTGTATTTTCATCCACAGTTTAATAGGGTTCCAACAATACGAGAATCTGCTAGAATACAGAGCTTTCCAGATGATTTTGTTTTTACTGGTAATAAAGGTCAGCAATTTAGACAAGTTGGAAATGCGGTGCCACCTTTATTGGCAGAAGCTCTAGCAAAAGCAATTATGGAGGTTTTGGAAGGAAATGAGTAATTATCGTTTATTAGATTTGTTTTGTGGAGCAGGTGGTTTAAGCCTTGGGTTTGAACGTGCCGGTTTTAATGTTGTTAAAGCGATTGATATCGACCAACATGCCATCAATACTTATAATTTTAACAGAAAAGACAAAGTGGCAGAAGTACTTGATATTTCAAAATTTGATAGTAGCCATATTGATAAACTGGGAGAGATTGACGGCATAATTGGTGGTCCGCCTTGTCAGGGATTTAGCACGGCAGGACAGAGAATTATCGATGACGATAGAAATAAACTTTACAGAGAGTATTTTAGAATATTGTCGCAAATTAAACCTAAATTTTTTGTGATTGAGAATGTCACTGGTATTCTTAATTTTGCAAAAGGTCTTGTAAAAGATGATATTATAAAGCGTGCGGATAAATTAGGGTATAAGATATACTACACAACGATAGATACATCGGAGTATGGTATTCCGCAAATTCGCAAAAGAGTTATATTCGTAGGTATCAGTAAACATATTATGAAAGAAGATTATGTTTTCCCAGAAGGAAAGCAATTGCCAATAAGTGTTTTAGATGCTATAGGTGATTTACCATCATTGGATAATGGGGAAGATAATACCAAGTATGTGCATCCTGCGAAAACAGCATATCAAAAGATGATTAGGGATGGCATGACAGAACTTCACAATCATGTATTGTCTAAACATTCAGAAGACACAAAAAAAACAATAGCCATTGTTCCGGAAGGCGGAAGCATTATGGATGTTCCAGAGGAACTTCGTGGTGGTAGAAATTATCATGCGTTACTAAGAAAGATGGATAGAAATAAACCGTCACTTTGTATTGATACAGGACATCGTACCTATTTTCATTATGAGGAGAAACGTATTCCATCTACGCGAGAAGTAGCTCGATTACAGAGTTTTCCAGATAGCTTTATATTTACAGGACCGCGTAATGACCAGCAAAAGCAAGTTGGAAATGCAGTGCCACCAATTTTAGCTGAGATAATTGCTAAATCCATAAAAGAATATTTGGATTCATAAGAAAGAGGGTGCTTTTTATGTTTGATAATATCGAAAGATTTTACCAAGAAAATCATTATAAACTTATAGAGGATAAATCAGAAGGTTCGTTGAGACCGGGAAAAAGTTTTACGAAGGATGTCGAAAATTGTATTGATAAATTTCAAACATTCTTTGTTAATACTTCGAATGAGACGATAAACGATGAAAGATTGGTTTCTATTATTGGTGACATTGATACAAATACAAGGCACCAGAATCTACGAGTGATGCGTGAGTTCGGATTTTTGGTTGAAATGGAGCAAGTAGATTCAGATGGGGCAAGATTTCGACTCACAGAAGCATTTAAAAGATTTGTTGCATCAGGGGACTCTGCTAGGAATTTTATATATAATAAATTGCGAGTAGTTTCTTCTATTGATGATTTGACAATGTACTTGAATTTGCTTATTTGCACCTTAAGAGAGGCATATTTATATGGGCAAGTGATGTTGTTTAAGGACTCCTATGATAAATTTAAGGCAGATGTTCCGTCACTTGATAAGAGAAACGAGTATAGAGAACGTATTTTTAAAGTTTATGGATATAGTGGTCGTGATAAGCAAATAACGGATGACGTGTATTCTCCCAATTTATCCTATATGTCCAGAGCAGAACTAGAGAATTTGGGTCTGTTGGTTATGACTACTAAGAAAATTGATGGAATGAATAATTTGGTTTTAACCACAGAAGGATACGAGCTATTACAGTGTATTGATAATAATTTGGCAAGTAATAATGAGGATCCAGAGGAAAGAAATAAGAGATTGTTTCGCCATTGGATGAATCACCAAGTAAAACCAGAGGGGGATTCTGATGCAGGAAATCCATATACAATTACTTCAATTGACCAGTATGTAAGTAATATTTCTACTACACCATTAGCAACGGTACCGGGTAAGAGTGTTTTTTATACCGTTAATGTAGATGAAGTACAGGCAACACTGGAGAAGATAGATGCTTCAGAAAAGAAAAACAATACACAGAGAAGTGCAATTAGGAAATATATAGAATACTTAAAGGAACTTGTATCAGAAGAAGATTGTGAGGAAATATTTACTCATAATTTATTTGGTATTCATATTAAGGAAAAAAACGATGCACTATCGGATGAGCATCCTCATGTTTGTATCGGCTGGTCTGCTATGGGAGATTTGTCTGATATAGATAGTAAAGATGCATTAGCTGCTCGATATGATGAACACTTTGATAAGAAGGGTATAGGAAGAGGTCAGGATATTGGGCAAGTATGGAGATTCATCAACGATGTAAAAGTCGGAGATTATATTATTTTTGCAGAAAATTCTGAGTTCCATATAGGTAGGATTGAATCGGAGTATTTTTATGATGATTCCGATAATCCTAATCAGAGTGCTGATTACAAGAGTACGAGAAAAGTTAGATGGCTTAAGAAAAATATTAGCAGAAGTGTTCTGTCATCAGACCTGCATAATTCCCTTAAGACAGCAATGTCTATATGGGCAATCAATGATTATAAGTCTGCGGTAGCAGAACTGCTCCGTGGAACTTACCAAAAAGATGAAGAAAGAACCGAGGTGGAAGAAACAGTGGAATTGAAATTTAAGACAGACCTTGAAACACCATACGAGAGAAATCGTATCGTTTTTGGCGCTCCTGGTACTGGAAAGAGCCATAAACTGAAAGAGGACTGTGAGAAAATTAAAGAGGATTTTGGTGGTTCATTTGAACGTGTTACATTCCACCCTGATTATGCTTATTCGCAATTCGTTGGTACATATAAGCCTGTAATGGGTAATGACGGTAGTATACGTTATGATTTTGTACCGGGTCCGTTTATGAGAGTGTATGTAGATGCACTTAAGAGTGGTCTTACTAATAATCCACAGCCATATCTTCTCATCATTGAGGAAATCAACAGAGCAAAAGTGGCTGCTGTATTCGGTGATGTGTTCCAGTTGCTTGACCGTGATGATGACGGTGTAAGTGAATATGAAATACAGGCATCCGAGGATATTAGAAGATACCTTGCGAAAGAATTTGATGCATCTCCAGACAGTTTTAAGAAAATCCGTATTCCAAATAATATGTTTATTTGGTCTACTATGAACAGTGCAGATCAGGGCGTATTCCCGATGGATACAGCATTTAAGAGAAGATGGAATTTTGAGTATCTTGGCATTGATGAGAATGCAGAAAAAATAGCTGATATTGGAAAAATTATCCTTGAGGGTTCTGATGAGACAATCGAATGGAATCGTCTGCGTAAGGCTATTAATGCAAAGATGTCATCAAGTGAGTTTAAAATTAACGAAGATAAGCTGATGGGTCCATTCTTCTTATCAAAGAAGGCAATAGCATCCAATGAAAATGGTATGATTATTGATAAAAAGGCATTTATTGCCGCGTTTAAGAGCAAAGTAATCATGTATTTATATGAGGATGCTGTAAAGCAAGGCAAACACCGCTTCTTTGATGGTTGTCCAGACACAGGTAAATATTCTGCCGTATGTGATGCTTTTGACAAGATTGGTACTAAAATTTTTGGTGCAACATTCAGAGAAGATTTTTACGATAAGGAAGATTAAGAATGAAGATAGTTTCGAGTTACGTTAGGGAGCAGAAACGCTATACCAAGAACGAACTGAAAAATATATTTTCCTTTGACGAAACCGGGGTGGAGAAGTTCATCAAGAGCCTCAAAGCCTACGGTGTGCTTAAGAGCGTGAAGAATAATACAGCGCAGCTTGAAATGTCCGATTTGCTGGACGAGGACATCGAGATTACTGATGAGACCGCTGAAAGTGGTGACTGCCTATATGTATTTACCTATGTGGGAGTCATTACTTCCGGCAGTAGGGTCATCAAGGTATATCCGAAGTATCTTTTGTCACAGAAAGAACCCCTAGCGGAAATGAAGCAGATAATTAAGGTTCTGGAGAGATACAGTAATTCGGAAGAACAGATAATTAATATCTTCAATGGGGATGGAGAGAACCGTAGTTTTAATATTTTGGCGGTTATCTTGTATCTTCTCAACGATTATTATGAATATGGTGTCTATACGAACAGCGAGGATATCATTGAAGTAAACGGAGAAGGAGAAATCTTGTGGGGCAAGACCATAGATGAGAGTTTTGCCATGATTGAAGATGGTCGTCCATATTATATGGAATTTTACACAGGAAAAACCGTGGAAGATGATATGGACTATTTCAAGCGACTTCATGAGTGTGTTCTTACGGAATGCTCCAAGCAGCTCCACGATGCACAACTGGATGAGTTGTTCGGTATGGATGCTTTGTCATTGTCAGAGGAAACATTGCTTGATTTTGGTGATAAGGATTATATCCTTGAGCGTTTGCATAAAGAGTTAAATATACAATTTAATACCCGTAGGCAGATACTCCTAAAGACTATCTATACATATATTTCCCAAGACAGAAGAATGCTTGAGGAAAATGATGGTATTAGTATGTTTGGAACAACCGCTTACCACGTAGTATGGGAAAAAGTGTGTGCCGCAGTATTTGATAACAAGCTGGGAACCACACTCGGTCAGTTAAAAATGTCAGTACCATTAGCTGATGAGTTTAAGGACAGAAGTTCCGAGACGCTCATCGGTATTATAGAAAAGCCGAAGTGGAAGGGAATCGATATGGAAGAGGTGGATGCAGCAGATACACTTATTCCTGATTTGATTAGTATTCCGCAGATTAACGGTGCAGATAATTTCTTTATCTTTGATGCGAAGTATTATAATATTCAGCTTGAAAAGGGTAAATCACTTCGTGGCAATCCGGGTGTTGGAGATGTTACGAAACAGTATCTGTATCAGTTAGCTTACAGAGACTTCATCAAGGCTCATAATATAGCAACTGTAAAAAATTGCTTTTTGATGCCTACGGAAAAGAATGAAATTATAAAAAAAGGTACAGCGAGAATGCCTATGTTAGAGGCACTCGGATTAGAGAACATACAGATTCGTCTGATTCCGGCTACTGAGTTATATGAACGCTACTTGGCAAAAGGAAAAATTGACATCAGCCGCTTGGAATTATAAGAGACACAAATGATGGGAGGACTACATATTGGCAAAATACGAATCGTTCAAAGCATATTTAGAAGACAATTTTTTAGATGATATGATGGAAAGGTTATCTTCCTTTGTCGCGGCACAACCGAAGGATAGCTTTGAAAATGATGCGATTTCGTATGTGAGCTGGGTAGGATTACAAGATATTCATGTGTCGGGGGTAACCTTTAAAGATATAGGGAACGATGAACTAGAAATTAGGGTTACTGTAGATGGTGAGATAGAAGTCAGAGGGAAAAATCGGTATGGGTATGAAACATATGAAGATAACCGTTGTTACAATGTATTTTTCCATGCGTTGTTACAGAATGGGTTGCATAATGTAAGAATTACAAGTGTTTCAGAATATGATGTAAGTCGCTATGAACGTGACAAAAGCCTTAGTCAGAACCTTGTGCCTTATATGTATGAAGAAGATGTGGAACGCCATGCGGAGGACTTCTTGCGGAGGCATTACCCTAAAGCACTCATGCAGCCAATGGCAATTCCAGTAGAAGAAATTGTGGCTTCTATGGGAATGACGTTGTATTATGCTCCATTGGAAGATGGTGTGTTTGGTAAGACCTATTTTGGATCCGAGAAGGTGGAAGTTTACACGAATATTTCTTGTACACAAACTTGTGAGATTATTACAGCACCGGGAACAATGCTGATAAATCCGAATGTATACTTTATGTATAATGTTGGTACTGCGAATAATACGATTATACATGAGTGTGTGCATTGGGACAGACACAGGAGACCTTTTGAATTACAGAAACTTTTGAAGGGAGACTGTAATCATATTTCATGTGAAATAGTCGAGGTTTACGATGGAATTCCACAAGATGCACCGGCATTGAAGTGGATGGAGTGGCAAGCAAACCAACTTGCACCACGCATTCTGATGCCTGCAGAGATGACCAAAAGAAAATTGGATGAGTGCTTACGAAGACTTCATGCAGAGTATCCAATGATGCGAAATGCGGAACTCATGGAACGCGCAGTAGGGGAATTGGCGGCTTTCTTTATGGTTTCTGCTGTTGCAGCTAAAATTCGAGTAATTGAGTTAGGATACGATGAGGCTCATGGTGTACAGGTTTTTTCAGATGGAAAATATCTTCCGCCATTTTCATTCCCAAGAGGAACATTAAAACCAAATCAGACCTTTGTTATTGATGAAAAAAGTGCTATGATTCAGATTTTTATGTCAGAAGAACTACGCACGATGTACTTCGAAGGCAGGTTGATTTTTGCCAATAGCATGGTATGTATTAATGCTCCGAAGTATGTAACAAAAAGTGAAACTGGACTTCCGATACTGACAAATTATGCACTTGAACACGTACACGAATGTTGCTATGTTTTTGAACGTAAAATTAATGCTAGTGATACATATAGCGATTCTTTTTACAGAAGGTGTTTCTTATGTAGGGATGTTAGTTCGATTAATTACATTGAGGCTAAATATGACCCGAATCATAAAGATAACCAGAGCAAGAGCCAGCGAAAAGAAGAAATAAACAAGATATCTGAATCTGTGACGGATATTGTACGAAGATTGGCTACAGAAATTCCGAGCGGTTTTGCCGGAACATTAAATTACCATATGAACCGTAAAGGAATTACTAACGAAGAATTGTCTGCCAGAACCAATATTAGTACAGTTTCTATCAGTGAGTACAGAAATACGTTGACTCCTAAGATTTCAATAGAAAGGGCAGTAGCTCTGTGTAATGGTTTGAAACTGGAAAAGCATTATAGCCATGACCTTATGAAAAAAGCAGGATACGATTTGAGTACACCAAGTATGCTGAATTTTATGATTGGTTGGGTTATTGACGAGCATCCAGATGATACCTTACAGCAATGGCAAGACAAATTGACGGAGGCTAATATTAAAATAAAACTTCCGGGCTGTGCATAAAATTGAAAAAAATTAAAAATTTTTGTTAAGTACCACTTAATGAAAGAACATAAAAATACGGACTTCCGTGATTGCTACACAAGTAGTAAATCGCAGAAGTCCTTTTTTTATGCCATTTTTGGGCATTAAGTGGCACTTAATGGGCAAACCGAAAATCGGTGCGATAATAAAAATAAAAAGATAATTATGATAAATCAGAAAGAAATTTACTAACGATTTCATCGAATAAATCTTCATCCATTTGGTTGTGAAGGTACATATCGTAGATTTTCAAATAGCGTTCAAAGAAGTGATTTATACGCATATTTGATTCATCTTGATTTCCATTATAGTACAAGTCGCTCTGTAGATTATCAATCTGGTCATCCGTATATCTGTCTAACGGACCAACATCAAAAAAGTTCGGAAAGACAAATGCTGGATAGGTAATTGTATGCTGTTCACGATGTAATTCGGGATAGTGGTCATACATCGAAAATGGAGTGTAGATATCTTCCTTACGAGAAATTTCCATTTTTACGAGTTTTCGCTGTTTCAACAGAGAAGTAAACATTAGACATATTTCTTTCTCTGTAGATGTGGGTGTTGGTTTTTCAACACCTATGAGGTAGTCAACAGATACATTAAACACCTGCGATATTTTATACATTTGCTCTAAAGTGAAAAACTGACCGTTTTTATTGTTAAATGCACGATTAAAGTTCGGTTGCGACATTTCAAGTTTTTCTGCTAATTGTGACTGGTTATAGCCATCACGGTCCATAAGGGTTTGGATTTTTTCAAGGATTATTTTTGTATTCAGTTTCTGCATAGCGAATAACCTTTCTGCATAATAAATGCGAAAATCTATTACTTTATGAGTTTTGCTTATATCATACATCATCTGATACGATTTTACCAGAGAATTCAAGCAAGTTCTGAGTTGAACCATTACAAGATAATGGTCGAACTGAGCATTTGCTCAAATAAAAAATATTTATAGCCTAGCGGCGCGCGACGTCAGGCGAGGATACATATCGACACTATTACAAGGACAAGTAGTTTTTGTATAGTTCGATAAATCCCCGCTTAATTGTCGTGCGGTTGTTGGTGTCCTCGTCTGGTGGCGTAGCCAAGGCGGAAAAGAGGACAATCAATGACAAAAAAGGCAAATTCTGTAACTATCAACAATCCTATTTATATTCCGATTCTTGAGGAAGATTATGGGACAATTCAGTATTATGAAAATCTCGGTATTCCAGTTCGTTGGATTGTGATGCATGGTGTTGGTCGCTATTATGCGATTATGGAAGGTGACTCACAAAGCGAAGCTAAGCGTATGACAGATGGATTGTGTGCTATGGCACGAAAAGACATCCGTGCAATGCAGAAGCAGAACGAAAATGAGACTTCCTATGAAGCACTTTTGGACGAAGGGTACGATGTCGCAACCGATGATAAAGACCCTGCCAACGTGGTATCAGACCTTATGCTGGTTAGAGATTTATTGACCGAGTGTGAGAAACTGACGGAAGAAAAAAAACGTATCTGTATGGGGATTGCTGCAAAAAAGACAGAACGTGAGATGGCAGAAGAGTTTGGGATTGCACAGATGACACTCCATGACAGAAAAGTGAAAGTGCTTAAGGATTTAAAGAAAAAACTTGATTAGCAAGAGAGCCGGGTGTAATGCCCGGCTTTTGCGTTAGTCTTTTTTATAGAATTGTGTTTCATAGCCATCAGCGCGAAGGAGTATCCCTTCCATCCATTCTGGAACACGCCCCATCTGTTCACAGATAGCTTCCAAGGATGCATCCTGTCGGCATTCGATAATAATTTCATCGTGTACATGACCTACAATGAAACAATGGCTTAAGGTGCGGAGAGCGTAGCAGAGGATGTCCCTGCTGATTGCCTGCACAATGTTTTCCACAAATTTGGGACCGTATGATTCGATGCGTTCCCACTTTTTATTTGTGCCGACACCTTCGTATGTGACGGATTCTCCACCAAATTTATTCTCTCCGATGCGAGGTTTAATATAAGCCAATCGTCTGCCGGATGGAAGAACGATAAAGAGAATGGCACTTCTGTAGATGAAGTGGATGCCGTGCGTCTGTGTGGCGGTACGTTCTTTGATTGCCTGTTTGACTGCATTATCTACATCCCACCAGAAGCGTACAATGTTCGGATTGGCAGCCCTCCAAGCATCCACAAGTGGTTGGAGTTCTTCTTCTGCGATACCCATATCCAATGCTCCCATAGCGGTCAATGCTCCAACAGAACCCCCGTAGCCCAATGCCAATTCAGCGATTTTGCCTTTTTGACGGAGATGTGAGTTCTGACCATGTTTTTCTACCGGGACACCGAACATTGCAGAAGCTGATGCACAGTAGATGTCCCCGTTATCAGCAAAGACCTTTGTACGCCAGTTTTCTTTGGCAAGGTGGGAGAGGACTCTAGCTTCAATCGCACTAAAGTCAGCTACAGCAAATTTGTATCCGGCACGAGGGATAAATGCTGTGCGGATGAGTTCAGACAGAACTCCCGGCACATTATCGTAGAACATATTGAGGAGTTCATAATCCCCGGATTTTACAATGTCACGGGCAACATCGAGGTCTTCCATGTGATTCTGTGGAAGGTTCTGCAACTGGATAATTCTGCCCGCCCAACGCCCAGATCTGTTCGCACCGTAAAATTGGAACATTCCTCGCGCTCGTCCATCAGAGCATACAGCGTTCTGCATGGCTTGGTATTTTTTCACAGAAGATTTGGCAAGCTGCTGACGGAGTGTAAGTACATCAGCAACATCGGTTGGTACTGTTTTTAACAGTTCCACAACAGCTTTTTTATCCAAGGAGTCGGTATCGATTCCTTTGTCAGAAAGCCACCCTTTCATTTGTGCCACTGAATTTGGATTATCAAGGTCTGTCAAATCCTGCATGGTAGCCATAAGAGTTGCTTTGCTGATGGCATCTATTTTGATTGCGTTTTCTACAACATCCATATCAAGAGCAATGCCTCTGTCGTTAATCTCTTGGTCGAGGATGTATTCTTCCCACACGAACTCCGGCACAGGATAGTGGGAGAGTTTCTTTTGTATGTTCATTTCTACTTCCACATCCCTTTTATTATAGGCTTTGAACAGTTCCCATTTATCGGGTGCGTGTTCCGGCAGATTGCGAGTTCGACCACCATTGGTTTTGGTTGCTGCACAAGGCTTACAGAAGTAACGGATGAGGTCTTTGCCTTCCTTTAATTTCTGTTCTTCTAAGCCAAGGACTGCTCCGACACCTTCCAAGGAAAGAGGGAGTCCCATATACGCACTCCATATCATGGAGCAACGCCATGAGCTAGGGTAAAGATATTTTCCGACAGTATCGTCCGGGATACTGTAAGAACAGAAAAGAGAGGGATAGTTTCTTTGAAGCCAAATGGAGATGAAAATTCTCTCGAATGCAGCATTGAACGCCCATTTTATAACAGTATCATCAACAAGTGCCTGTAGGATTTCAGTTGGGATTTTTTCTCCGTTTGCAACATCAATTACAACAACGGGTTCTCCATTGGCGGAATAAGCAAATAGGAGAATGTCAGCATCCGGTGATTCGCTGTATTTATATACACCGCATTTTCCTAAGTCAACACTTGAATAAGTTTCAATATCAATTGATAAAGTCCCAATTTTACGCATTTTGTCACCTTCCTATTAAAAAAATAGTGGCAGCAAGGCGGTTTGCCTTGCCACCACGTGGATACCAATTGTGCCACCAGTTGGTTACGAGTTATTTATGAGAGGAAATCTTCCTCATCAGATGTAGCAAAGTCATCCTCTGCACGAGATTTGCCACCTAAAGGCTCGCCATCACGAATCTTCTGCAAGTTATTTAATCCGCAGGCGATACCTTTATTGCCGTTGGAGTTAAATGCGTAGAAGTTGATAGATGCTCTACCATATACACCAGAGTAAACCTCTGAACGTTCAATGATAGGCTGTCTGTCTGCATCTACGATACCCGGAGCAGTAGCAGAGTTAGCATTTACGAAATAAGCATTCGCATACGCTGCATCGTCTGGTCTTTCCAAATCGCCATCGCGAAGTGGAGTTTTTAATACGGAAAGGGCAGGAACGGTTTTACCATTGCCTTTGAGTTTAGACTCGCCTTCCTCGTAAGCTGCCTGAATAGCTGCCTTAATCTTGTTGATAGTTGCGATATCATCCTTTGGGATGATGAGAGACACGCTGTATTTTGGTGCCCCTCCATTGATAGATTTTGGTTCCCATGCATTCACAAAGGACCATCTGGTATTCACTCCTGTGATTACCTTAGTTGGAATTGTCATATTAGCCATTGTTTTGTCCTCCTAATTTTCTTTGAAATCTTCTTTGGCTGTACTCATTGCCTGTCGTTTGTCTGAGATTGGCACGAGTGTTGGTTTGCCCGGTGGCTTGGCAATTAGTCCACTTAAGAGTTCCTCAAACTTCTTCTTACCGAGAAGTGAGGTCATTGCTGTGATACCGAGAAGTTTCTTCTCGTAAGGGTCAAATCCGTGGTCTTTTACGATGAAAGCCACAGCATCCTCATCGGTGTACTTACGGGTTGACCTTCCTTCGACTACCTTAAAGCCTTCATATTCTGTACCGCTTAAGGCCTGTTGAAGTGCATATTCTTTAATGTCATTAGCCCACGATACCAGCTCGTCCACCTGCGAAAGGATAGCGGCAATTTCTGTATCATTTAGGTTAATAGGCATCTCGAAATCGTATTGTGCCAGCTTTAAATTTTCCTCTGCTCGTTTACGGCAGGTCGCTTTGACACGACAGAACTGGCAATGTTCTCCCGCACTAAATTCGCCCTCGCCATTAAAGGCAAGCTGTGCGGTAGGGGCAAGAACCTCGTCTGCCCACTTAAGTAATTCTTCCTTGGAGATTTCGTGGGTACTTACGTTATCCCTGCGAGGTTGGAAGATGGTCATTTTTACTGTTTGGATATCATATATTCCGTCAAATAACTCCAAGGCACCGAGTGCGTAGCAGAGCATTTGGGAGTTGTTTTCTGCCGATACCAAAACTCCAAGTCCGTGCTTGTAGTCGATTACATGGATTTCGCTATCAGCAACAATGACACAGTCTCCAGTACCGAAACCTTCCGGAACCCATTTGGAGAAGTCCAAGCGTTGCTCGATTAAGATTTCAGGGTCATTGCAGAGTTCCTTTGCAACCGCCAACTGTTCCATAACATAGGAGCAGTATTGGTCGGAGCAGTAATCCATTTCGGTATCGAAGAACTCAAGTGTATCGGTAGGGTCTGTTACATCCCTTCCCAATGCACGTTCTACCTTGTACTGGCAGAGTTCGTGTGCGTCCGTGCCTTGCTGGGCATACGGACTGGATGTATTTTCTTCTGATGCACACAGCTTTGCACTCGGCGGACAGTTAATCCAACGGTGACTGGCTGAGGCAGAGAGTAGTGCGTGTTTAGCCATTGGTAAGTCCCTCCACTTCTTTCACAAGTGATGGATATTCGGATGGATCCAATTTTGTGAGATTATCTACACCACGTTTGGTAATCATTTCTTTTACCTGTTCTCTGAATCCGGCTTTGGATTTTGCAGAGAGAATGGCTCTGACTTCCTCAAGGGTGTATGCCTTTTCAGTTTCTTTCTTAGGAGCTACTTCCTTTTTAGGAAGAGTAGTAGCTTTCGGTTCTTCCTCTGTAACTGCGGAGTAGAAGTCCTTAAGTGCTGTAGCCGCATTCTGTAATGTGTTTCCACAGGCTACGATGTTTTCGCATAAGTCTTTGAGTGCATTGGCGGAAGTTACTAATGCGTTGCCACACTCAATCATGCTGTCGAAGATTGTCGATAATTCTTTCATTTTTCCCATTTTTACTTTCCTCCTACGATGATGAGATTTCCGACTTTGAGGTCGTGCTTGTCGAGTGTCACGTTATAAGGTTGGGATAAACCGAACCCCATAGGTGCGTAATGTGGAAGGACAGTTCCCACTAAAAAGAGTGGATGTTCTTCTTTAATAAGAACTGGAACTGCGATGTTGTTCCACGGATATGCATCTGTGTGACCTAATCTGTGTTTGACATGGATTGTCTTGCCCGTTAGTCCGTATTCTTGGTACATGGCGTTTCTCCTTTTGACATATGATTTTCTGTGATTTTCCGTGCCAGCCTCTTGGTTATCACGCTGATGGCTATAAGCACGTCTGCGAGTTCTTCATCAATTGATGCTTCGATGAATGTTTCCCCGTTGTTAGCTGCCATTTCGACACCACCTTTCCGATTGGCTTTTTGCCTTTCACTATCCTTGGGTCAGCAAATTCCGTTTTGAACGGATTTTTTTTTGACTTTTTTTCAGGAAGTTTTTTGTGGCTTCATTGCCTTTCACTATCCTTGGGTCAACAAATTCCGTTTTGAACGGAACTTTTTTGAAAAAATTTTTTAGGCCGTTTTTTGCTTATAAAAGGAAGAAACTCAAAAACTTTTGATTTTTGAAAAATAAATCCGTTCAAATCACAGTTTCGTGACCCAAGGATAGTGAAGAGAAAAATTCATTATTTTTTAACGAAAGGGGTGAGTTCGGATGGGATAGCTTACAAGAACACAGAAGGGTACTCTGACCCGGTTCCATTTCAGGCATTAGCCAATATGGAAAAGGAAGAGAAGAAGTTTCGACCAATCGTATACATCTGTTCCCCATATTCCGGGGACATAGAGGGAAACACGATAAAGGCTCGAAAGTACAGCAGATTTGCTGTTGATAGCGGTGCATTGCCGATAGCACCACACTTATTACTTCCTCAATTTATGGATGAAAAGACAGAAAGAAATCTCGCAATGCAGATGGATATGATTCTGCTTGCTCATTGTATGGAGTTGTGGGTGTTCGGTTCTTTCATATCAAAAGGAATGGAAGCAGAGATTGCGAGAGCAAAACAAAGAAGAATGACAATCCGTTATTTCACGGAGGATTTGAAGGAGGAAGAAAGATGCAGATAACAATTTACAATGCGACCTGCGTTGGAAATGCGAAGAACTGCACCTACCCACAAAAATGTGTGGTCACGGATGCAGACAGTCTGATGGAAGCAGTAAAGTTCGACCACGTTTGTGCTGAATATACGAAGAATTACAGAAACGTCAGTAACTTCGTGCAGTCGGATGTGGTGGTTATGGACCTTGATAATGACCATTCAGATAACCCGGCAGATTGGGTAACAGCAGAAATGTTGGATGAGATGATGCCGGACATTTCCTATGCTATAGCACCAAGCCGCCACCATATGCTGGCAAAAGACGGTCAGGCTCCAAGACCGAAATATCACGTTTACTTCCCAATTGGTGTATGTCAAAACGCAGAAGATTACGCAGCGTTAAAGAGAGCCATCCATAAAGCATTCCCGGTATTCGATGGAAATGCCCTTGATGCGGCTCGCTTTATTTATGGTGCTGACTGTACTGAGGTCGAGTGGCATGAAGGCTGGGTAACGATTGATGAAGAAGTACAGATTGAAGAAGAGGAAGAGGATACAGCCACAGGCGGTGTTATCCAAGCAGGTACGAGAAACAATACCCTTTCCCGTTTTGCGGGCAGAGTAGTGAAACGCTACGGAGCAACGGATAAGGCACACGGAATTTTCCTCGAAGAAGCTGAAAAGTGCGACCCGCCATTATCGGACGAGGAGCTTCAGACCATTTGGTATAGTGCTGTGAAATTTGCAAAGAAGATACAGGGGCAGGACGGATATGTTCCGCCGGATGATTACAACGATGATTTCGGTGATGGAGAGGGTGATTCCTTAAAGCCGGATGATTATTCCGATGTGGGGCAGGCTCGTGTGCTTTGTAGGGAGTACGGGGATGAACTTAAGTTTACTGCTGCCACAGACTTTATTCGTTTTGACGGAGAAGTGTGGGTGGAAGATAAGCAGATGGCGGTTGGTGCCTGCGTGGAATTTTTAGACCTTCAGCTTGCAGATGCCAACGATGAACTGGAAAAGGTAAGAAAGCAACTCATTGATGCAGGCATTGCCGAGTCCACCGTAAAGGCAGGCTCAAAGGCGGTAGCAAAGGAAGTAGAAGGAGACCAGCTTGGTCTGTTTTATGCGTTGCTTGCGGCTGAAAAGTACATGGCTTTTACGATGAAACGCAGAGATTACAAGTACATTACTTCGGCTCTGAATGTGGCAAAGTCGATGGTTACCATTAAGGTTTCGGACCTTGATAAAAACCCGGTTCTTCTTAACACACCGTATGCCACCTACAACTTGGAAAAGGGAATGGCGGGAGTACAGCCACATGACCCATTCGACCTTATTACAAAAATTACGGAAGTATCTCCGGGGGATGAGGGGATGGATATCTGGCTTGAGGCTCTTGATACATTCTTCTGCGGTGATCAGGAACTCATCGAATATGTACAGATGGTTATTGGTCTTGCAGCAATCGGCAAGGTGTATGAGGAGTTCATCATCATTGCCTACGGGGACGGAGCAAATGGTAAGTCTACCTTCTGGAACACCATTGCTCGTGTGCTTGGAACATATAGCGGGAAGATTTCATCAGACATTCTCACGATGGGAAACAAGGTAAATGCACAGCCGGAAATGGCGGAGCTTAAGGGCAAAAGACTCATCATCGCATCCGAGATGCAGGAAGGTGTGCGTCTTAACACGGCTATGGTAAAGCAGCTCTGTTCCACAGATGAGATACAGGCGTGTAAGAAATACAAGGACCCCTTCCATTTTATGCCCGCCCATCAAGTCGTGCTGTACACTAACCATTTACCTCGTGTCGGAGCCAATGATGACGGTATTTGGAGACGATTAAAGGTCATTCCGTTCAACGCAAAAATCAAGGGTAATTCAGATATCAAAAATTATGCTGATTATCTTTTTGAGAATGCCGGTCCCGCAATTATGAAGTGGATTATCGAAGGTGCAGAGAAGGTAAGTAAAGCAAACCATAAGGTGGCTGACCCGAAGGTCGTAAGAGATGCGGTTGAAGCCTACCGTGAGGACAACGACTGGCTTGGACACTTTATTGCCGAGTGCTGCGAAGTGGATGATTCCTTTGAGGAAAAGTCAGGGGAGTTCTATCAGCAGTATCGTGCTTACTGCATTCAAAACGGAGAGTATATCCGCAGTACCACGGACTTTTATTCTGCCATTGATAAAGCAGGGTTCTTCAGACACAAGACCAGTAAGGGTGTGATGGTGCATGGCGTGAAACTCAAAATGGGAAATGATTTCATTTAACTTTTGAGAGTGCAGGTCGGTGCAAGTCAATTCTTAACTTTTTGTGGTTGGCTTACATTTTCACAAATCCTTTATTTAAGCCATTTGTGTAGGTCGTGTACCTCTATTCCTAAAGTTACTTATAGAGATAAAAATTTAAAAAAAATTGATATAAGGGGAGTTTAGGAAATGAGGTGCTAGACCTGCACACTTTGAAAATTTGATGGAGGTTTGCGATGCGAGAGAAACAGATTGAAAAGAAGTTAATTGCGGAAGTCAAAAAGCGTGGTGGCATTTGTCCTAAGTGGGTGTCCCCAGGATTTGATGGGGTTCCAGACCGCATTGTCTTACTGCCGGGGATGAAGATTGCTTTTGTGGAAGTAAAGGCTCCGGGGGAAAAGCCAAGACCCTTGCAGGTTTCAAGACACAAGCTACTTCGCAGATTGGGTTTTCGTGTGTACGTCCTAGATAACGAAAGTGAGATTGGAGGAATGATTGATGAAATACAATCCACATAAATACCAACGATTCTGTATTGAATTTATAAAAAATAATCCCATGGCAGCAATCCTGCTTGATATGGGTATGGGAAAGAGTAGTATCACTCTTACTGCCATCATGGAACTGATGTATGACAGCTTTGAAGTGTCAAAGGTTCTTATCATTGCACCCCTTCGTGTGGCAAAGCATACATGGAGCGGAGAAATAGAAAAGTGGGAACACCTAAACGGATTACGTTATTCCATTGTGGTGGGAAGTGCAGCACAACGAAAGAAAGCACTACAGAAGGATGCAGACATTTATATTATCAACCGTGAAAATGTGCCGTGGCTGATAGAACAGAGTGGAGAGCCATTCGATTATGACATGGTTGTGATTGATGAGTTGTCCTCTTTTAAGAACTGGCAGTCCAAGAGATTCCGTTCTCTTATGAAGGTGAGACCATTGGTAAAACGAATGGTAGGTCTTACGGGAACACCATCCTCAAACGGGATGATGGACTTGTTTGCAGAATACAAGGTGCTTGATATGGGTGCAAGACTTGGAAGATTCATCGGACAGTATCGTTTGAATTATTTTAAGCCAGACCGCATGAATGGACCTGTGGTGTATTCCTACAAGCTGTTACCGGGAGCAGAGGAGAAGATATACGAAAAGATTGATGATATCACAATCTCCATGAAAGCAACCGACTACTTGGAAATGCCGGAACTTATCAGTTCGGAATATCCAGTCTACCTTAGTGCAAGTGAACTGGATACATACGAGGAAATGAAAAAAAACCTTGTCTTAAATCTCCCAGAAGGAGAAATTACAGCATCCAACGCTGCATCCCTTTCAGGAAAACTGTCGCAGATGGCTAACGGTGCGGTTTATACCGATGATGAAAGCTACATCGAATTTCACGATAAGAAGCTCGATGCCTTGGAAGATATCATCGAGGCAGCAAACGGTCAGCCGCTTATGGTTGCGTACTGGTACAAGCATGACCTTATCCGTATTGAGAAAAGATTAAATGCCTTGGGAGTGAAGTATCAGCGTTTGGATACAGATGCATCCATTGAAAAGTGGAATAAAGGAGAACTTCCCGTGGCTCTTGTGCATCCGGCATCGGCTGGACACGGCCTTAATCTTCAAAGTGGTGGTTCGACCCTCGTATGGTTTGGAATTACATGGTCGTTGGAATTATACCAACAGACAAACGCCCGTCTGTATAGACAAGGTCAGACGGCAAGTTGTGTAAAAATCATTCACCTTATATCCAAGGGTACGATTGATGAACGAATCATAAAAGCATTGTCTGAAAAGGACAATACACAGGCAGCTTTAATCGATGCGGTTAAAGCAGATGTAAATCAATGACAATCAAAGACAATCAGAGTCAATCCAAGGGAAATAAAAATTTTCGGAGGTATTGATAATGCAAGGTAGTAATACAGAGGATCCATACACAGGACTTGCGAATGCGATTATATTGCAGGCTGTGAAGGATTACAGAGATGCCAATAAGCGATTATCCCGTGGAAGGGCAAATAAGGATGCGGAAATAAAGAAACAGGAAATATTAAATTTCTTCCGTTCCGACTGGTTTGGTGTTCTTACAGAAATCGACCCCGAAATGCTGATTCGTAAATTAGATGAGGAGGTTGGAGCATGACAGCAAGAGAATATTTAAGCCAAGCCTACCGCTTGACGAACAGAATAAAATTAATCAAGTCCAGAATTGTGGAAATGAGGGAATTGGCATCTAGCGTTTCCTCTCCCGGATTTGAAGAGCATTATAATGCAAGCAGAAATACGGATGCCCCTTTTGTAAGGGCATTTGAAAAAATATCGGTCTTAGAGGACGAACTAGAAGAACGATTGTTGCTTCTACTGAATTTGCAGACGCAGATAGAGGAGGTTATTGCAACAATAGACGATGTGGATTTGCAGATGGTACTTACTTACCGATATTTGAAAAGCCGTAGCTGGTATAAGATTGGCGAGGAGTTGTGTGTGGATGAAAGAACAGCACGTAGGTGGCATGATAAGGCAGTAGCAAGGGTTGTTGTACCAGAAAATGCAATAAAAATATAAAAAACGCCGTAAATGTCCGGGTTTGTCCGACAATGCCCAACTCCCTTATGTGATATTGTTATACTAGCGAAAAGGATAATAGAACAGCCTTCATGGTGGTAGCCCCACTGTGAGGGCTTTCTTTATGCCTTGGTATAGGAGGTGAGTAGGATGCCCAAGAAACCAAAGCGTCCGTGTTCCAAGCCGGGATGCCCGAACCTTACTGATGGTAGGTTCTGTGAGCAACACCAAAGGGAAGAGAACAAACGCTACGAGACTTACGACAGAGACAAAGCTGCTGTAAACCGTAGGTACGGACGAGTGTGGAAAAGGATAAGGGATTCTTATGTGAAGAGCCACCCTGTGTGTGAGAAGTGTTTGGAGAAAGGACTGTACGTTCCTGTGGAAGAAGTACATCACATCAAACCTTTAGCAGACGGTGGAACTCATGACAGAAGCAACCTTATTTCTTTATGTAAGTCTTGCCATTCAAGAATCCACGCAGAACGAGGAGACCGTTGGCATAAAAGCAGCGGGTAGGGGGAATCGACTTCTCTACAGCTAATATAGTGTGCAACGGGGTGGGGGTCACACGCGCATTTTATAGAAATCAAACAGGGTATTAAACCCCCAATCGTTAGAAAGTGAGGAAAGCATGGCAAAAGACGGAACAAACCGTGGCGGAGCCCGTGTAGGAGCAGGTCGAAAGTCCAAGGCTTTGGTAGACAAAATGAATGATGGACAGTCAGCTACCGTCATTTCATTGCCAGACCCGCCAACATTTACAGGCGAGGATGTTCCGCCAATCAAAGATTATTTAACATCCAAACAGAAAGCTGGCAAAGACCTCTGTGCAGCAGAGGTGTACAAGGAAACTTGGAACTGGCTGAAGGAGAGAGGCTGTGAGAGGCTCGTGAACATACAGCTTATAGAACAGTATGCAATGAGCGTGTCCCGTTGGATTCAATGTGAGGAATGTATCAGCGAATTTGGATTCCTTGCAAAGCACCCAACCACAGGAAATGCCATAGCCAGTCCGTATGTTGCAATGTCGCAACAGTACATGAAACAAGTGAACCAGATTTGGTATCAGATTTTTCAAGTGGTAAAGGAGAACTGCTCGGTAGAATTTTCCGGGGCAACACCACAGGACGATGTGATGGAAAGACTCCTTCGTACACGGAAAGGAATGTAAGATGATTGAAAAAGTAAATCCAAGCCATCCTGACAAGGTGGCTGACAGAATAGCAGGAGCCATTGTTGATTTGGCGTATGAAACAGAAGAAAATCCAAAGATTGCAGTTGAGGTCTTAATCGGACATGGTGTGTGCCATGCGATTATTGAAACCACCGCTCATATTGATGAGGAAACAGTAAAGCAGGCAATCAAGCGTATTGCCGGAGAGGTAAAAGCAGACATCGTAATTGTTCCACAGGATGAACACTTGTCACGCAACCAATCGGTAGAGGTTCGTTGCGGGGATAACGGCATCTTTAAAGGTATGCCTCTGACAAAGGAACAGAGAACATTGTCTGAAATTGCCCGTGAGATTTACGAGGAGTATCCAACCGATGGAAAATACATCCTCAATGGTAGCAGACTTATCATCTGTCAGAGCAACGCAGACAGAACTAAGCTGGAAGAGAAATACAGCTTTGCAGAAGTAAATCCTATCGGTGACTGGACTGGTGGCACGGATGTAGACACAGGTGCTACCAATAGAAAGTTAGGCTCTGATATGGCTGATGCCGTAACAGGCGGTGGACTTCATGGAAAGGATTTGTCGAAGGCAGATGTTTCACTTAACATCCACGCATTCTTAAAAGCACAGCAAACGGGAAAGCCTGTGGAAATCTGCTGTGCAATCGGAGATGTGATGATAGGCGGTATTCCTTATGTAGAGATTGTAGAAGAAGCGAGAGCGTTTATTCGTTCCATCGGTGGCTTTGAGAAGTTTGCCGAATGGGGATTGTATTAAGAGGTGGAGTATGCAGACAACAACAGAAATGAAACTTGTATCAATTGACAAATTGATACCTTATGTGAATAATGCCCGCACTCATAATGCAGAGCAGATTAACAAACTTCGTGCTTCCCTTCGAGAGTTCGGTTTTATCAATCCCGTCATTATTGATGGGGATTACAATATTATTGCCGGACATGGAAGAGTGATGGCAGCGAAAGAGGAGCATATTGAGGAAGTTCCGTGTGTTTTTGCAGACCATCTTACCCCGGCACAGAAGAAAGCATATATCCTTGCTGACAACAGAATGGCACAGGATGCAGGTTGGGATGAAGAACTCTTGCGTATCGAAATCGAAGCATTACAGGCAGAGGCTTTCGATGTTGGTCTTACAGGCTTTGAGGAGCAGGAAATTGCAGACCTCTTTGCATCGGAAGATGATAATGTGGAAGATGATGATTTCGATTTGAACGAGGCACTTGAAAAAGCTGCCTTTGTAAAAAGAGGAGATGTATGGCAGGTAGGCAGACACAGACTCATGTGCGGCGATGCCACAAGTGAGGAAGATGTGGCTATCCTTATGGATGGGAAGAAAGCAAACCTTATTGTGACGGACCCACCATACGGTGTTTCCTTTAAAAGTTCCGATGGGCTTACCATTCAGAACGACAGTATCAAAGGCGAGGAATTTTACAATTTCTTATTACAGGCATTTCAGAACGTGGCAGCACATCTTGAAAAAGGTGGAGCTGCTTATATTTTTCACGCAGATACAGAAGGTCTTAATTTCCGCAAGGCATTTCAGGATGCAGGATTCCATTTGGCAGGATGCTGTATCTGGGTTAAGAACTCTCTGGTGCTTGGACGTTCTGATTATCAGTGGCAACATGAGCCAGTATTATATGGTTTCCTGAAAAATGGAAAACATCCGTGGTATTCAGACCGTTCACAGACAACCATCTGGAACTTCGATAAGCCAAAGAGAAACAAGAACCATCCGACTTCAAAGCCGCTTGATTTGCTTGCGTATCCAATTGGCAATTCGAGTCAGGCAAATGGAATTGTAGTAGATACATTCGGTGGTAGTGGTTCAACACTTATGGCTTGTGAGCAGACCAACCGCATCTGTCATACGATGGAACTGGATGAAAAGTACGCATCTGTAATTCTTCGCAGATATGTGGAGGACACAGGAGATGCAGATAACGTGTATGTCATCCGTGATGGAGAGCAGATTCCATACTCTGCTTTGGTAGTAGAAGTGGAGGGTATTGATGAATAGAAATTTAACGCTTGGCAGCCTTTTTGATGGCTCGGCAGGATTTCCTCTAGGAGGCTTGATTTCCGGCATAACCCCAATGTGGGCATCGGAGATTGAGCCTTTTCCTGTTCGTGTCACAACAAAGAGACTGCCTCAGATGGAACATTTGGGAGACATCACTTCTCTTAAGGGAAGTGAACTTACTCCCGTTGATATTATAACTTTCGGAAGTCCCTGTCAGGATATGTCGGTGGCGGGAAAAAGAGATGGCTTGGGCGGTTCTCGTTCAAGTCTTTTTTATGAAGCAATCAGAATCATTAAAGAAATGAGGGAGGCAACCAATGGAAAATGTCCAAGATTTATCGTCTGGGAGAACGTCCCAGGAGCATTCTCCAGTAACAAAGGAGAAGACTTCCGTGCAGTCCTCGAAGAAATCTGCAAAGTCAAAGACGAGCAAGTGTCTGTTCCTAAACCTTCGAAGTGGGAAAACGCAGGAGAAATCTTGGGAGATGGTTACTCAGTCGCATGGAGATTATTCGATGCACAGTTTTGGGGAGTACCCCAACGAAGAAAACGTATCTACCTTGTCGCAGATTTTGCAAGTGGGTGTGCAGGAAAAATATTATTTGAGTCAGAAAGCGTGTCTGGGTATTCTTCGAAGAGCAGAAAGCCGTGGGAAAAAGCTGCCGGAGATTCTTCAGAAGGCATTGGAGAAACAAGCGGCACAGGCTTAATGTTTGAGAATCATAGTCAGGACACGAGATACACCGGTCCCTTGGAAGTAGCACAGACTGTTTCGTCTACCTATGGAACGGGTGGGAATAATCAGCCTTTTGTTGTGGAAACACCAAAGGCATACGGCATTTGTGCCAAGGAGAGCAACTCCATGAAATCGGATAATCCGAATAGTGGATTTTATGAAGCTGATACGGCTCGTTGCTTGGATGCCAATGGTGGAAATCCATCTTGCAACCAAGGCGGTATGGCTGTGGTTTCATTACAAGGTTCTATGATTGGTAGAAAGGATGAGAACGGTCCCCAAGGAGATGGAATTGGAGAGGATGTCTCATTCACATTAAATACAGTTGATAAACACGCAGTTGTTTATGCCATTGACAGAGAGGCTTTTAACTGTGGTCAGAATTTTGCGAGAGTTCCGGGCATTACGGATGATGGGATTAATTCCACATTAAATGCACAGGGACCGAGTGCAGTAGCTGTTCCAACTTACAGTTCGAGTAAAGCATCGTTCTTTACTTCGGCTGATGAGGAACTTGCAAACACGCTTGTGGCTACGGATTATAAAGACCCACCGATTGTAAATGATGTAAGAACAGCATCGGGCAAGGAAGTATTTGGAACTCTTGCAGCAAGTATGGGGGAAAAGCAATGGCTAGGTAACCAAGAGGCATTCAGCGGTGATTATCACATCGTTGAGCCAGAGTATATTGTCAGAAGGCTCACTCCAACAGAGTGTGCGAGATTACAAGGATTTCCTGATTGGTGGTGCGATGATCTGGAAACAGAGAATCCGACCAAAGAGGAGATTGCTTGGTGGAAGAATGTATTTTCTGTTCATGCGAAAGCAATGGGCAAGAAGATAAAACCGAAAACAGACAGCCAGATTATCAAATGGCTCAAGAATCCACATTCCGATTCTGCGGAATATAAGATGTGGGGTAACGGTGTAGCCTTACCGAATGTGGTATTCGTATTGTCCGGCATAAGCCATTATGCCAAATGTGAGTAGGTACAAAAATAAAATTTTAGGAGGATAAGAATATGGCAGTTAGTGGATGGCAGGTTAACCTGTCTGGAAAGAAGATTCCAATCTATAAAATGAATGATAACGGAAGTTGCAGTTCTACAAAGATTGGAAATATTACAAAGAATGAATGTTTCGTGGAAGGTACAGTTCCGGGAACAGGATGGGAAGGCGTTGATGCTCCAGCAGTAATTCTTGACTCTAATCACAATATGGTTATGGGTGTTTTCCCAGAAGAGTATTGGGGTTGTGAGTTCGGTGATTTTGCTGATTATGCTTCCAACGGTACTTCTTGGGTAGAAGTAAGCACAAGAAAGCGTAAAGTACAGTATGCTACAAGAGCATATTATGCTGACGGTTCTAAGTGTTGCGACTTACCTGCAGGTTCTTATGTATGGTTAACTTCAAACTGTACAAGAGGACAGAGCAACAAGAACTACTGTGCTGTAGAGAAGGTTCAGACCAAAGCAGGAAAGACTTATACTTTCCAGGGCTGTGGTTTCATCGACTTAACCTACGGTGGCAGATGGGTAAATGTTGGTAGCATTCTTTTAAGAAAAGCGTAAGCCTTAAATGAGTAGACGGGAGTGGAGTTTTCCACTTCCGTTTTTCACATATTCCCTATGTACTATGCACAAATTATGTGGGAAATATTCGTGTGGTATTCTACACAATTTATCTCATATAATCGTTGCTATTACACCGATAGTACGGGAATATGTGTACTACCAAAAGAATAGGAGGTACGCAACATGGTACTACATTTTAATGTAAGCGGAGAAGACCGCAAGAGAATGGTAAAAGCCATTGAAAAGGAACTCGGTGTTAAAGCCAAATACCTCGGAGTTCCATCCTGTGCATACCAAATCGACATTTTTACGGTTGAAAAGGATGGCACACTTTCATGGGACGACATAAACGATGCCGACCCGGCAGGAATTGAAAAGAGCAGCAGAGTGGTTGATGCTTGTGTTATGGAAACAGGCAACTCCCCAACAGAGTGGGATGAAAACACAGAAGAGGATGTTCTTACCATCTCAATTCCGAAGGATGGTTTTACGCAGGAGGCAATCGACAACCTTCTGAAAATCCTTGAGAGCAAAGGAAGATTGTTCAGCAGTGCATTTAAAAAGCAGAGCCTTACGATTAACGTGACGGATGACAAAATTGAGTTCCCTTGGTTTTCCAATATGGATCCAGAGCGGGTGCAGACATACACAAAGTTCATTACAGCCATTTGTGAGATGGCAAAGAATCAGAAACGTATTACTGCAAAGCCAAGAGAAGATGAGAATGAGAAATACGCATTCCGCTGTTTCCTTCTGAGGCTTGGATTCATCGGTGATGAATTTAAGGCGGACAGAAAAATTTTGCTTGAGAATTTAGACGGTTCTTCAGCATTCAAAACACAGAAGGAGGAACAGTAAGCATGATGTTTCCAAGCAGAGAAATCGTAGAACAGGTTAGAAAAGAATACCCAGTAGGGACTAGAGTGGAGCTGGTGCGAATGGATGATGTCCAAGCACCGCCCATCGGAACAAAAGGAACAGTAAGGGGTGTGGATGATACGGCATCCATTATGGTTTCTTGGGATAACGGAAGTAGCCTTCATGTAGTTTACGGAGAGGATGCTTGCAAAAAACTGGACGCTGTAAAAATTACTTGCTACGGCAAGGAAGAAACGTGGGATTCCAGACAAGAGGCTGCCGATTTTTATTTAAAGGCAATAGCGGGTTCGGAAGGAAGTGAGTGTGAACGATACACCAAGATTTACACGGAACTTTTGATGGGATTAACCACCTGCACGGACGAGGAATAACCACCATAATGTACACAAATTAGAGTGTGTATCTTTGTGTAGTAGTCGTATTGATAATATCTGCATAGTACGGGAATATGTGTACACCGAAAGGGAAAACACATAAAACGGAGGCAGACAATGAACGAAAAAATTGCAAGACAGATTGAGGAAATGAAAAAACAGACCATTGGGGTTGAGGTTGAGATGAACAACATCACAAGAGAAAAGGCAGCAAAACTTGCAGCCGGATTTTTTGGAACAAGCCGATACGAATACACAGCAAGAAGAAACGGTTACGAAACATGGTCAGCTTGGGACGGACAGGGCAGAGAATGGAAATTCCAAAGAGACGTAAGCATTTCAGGAATTGACAGCGAAAAATGCGAATTGGTAACCCCAATCCTTACCTACGCAGACATTGAAAATTTGCAGGAACTCATCCGAATCCTTAGAAAGAACGGAGCAAAAAGCGACCCAACAAGAGGATGCGGAGTACACATTCACATCGGAGCAAAAGGGCATACCCCACAGAGCCTTAGAAACTTGGCAAACATTATGGCAAGCCACGAAAGACTTTTAGCGGATGCCTTAAAACTGGACAGCTACAGAATGAACCGATACTGCAAAACAGTAGACCCACGATTCTTGGAGCAGGTAAACAGAAGAAAGCCAAAAACGATGGCGGCACTTGCAGACATTTGGTACAACAGCAACGGAGCAAGCTACGGCAGAAATCAGCATTACAACGACAGCCGATACCATATGCTTAACCTTCACGCAACTTTTACAAAGGGAACGGTTGAGTTTAGACTTTTCCAATTTGAAGCACCTTCAAACGGAAAGCAGAACGGCTTACACGCAGGACAGCTTAAAGCCTACATTCAGCTTTGCCTAGCACTCAGCCAGCTTGCCAAAGAGGTACGTTCAGCAAGTGCAAAACCACAGCAGACCGAGAATCCTAAATACGCAATGAGAACTTGGCTCCTTCGCCTTGGATTCATCGGAGACGAATTCAAAACAGCAAGAGACCTTTATACAAAGAGACTTGACGGAGATACAGCTTTCCGAAGAGGGCGAGTGGCTTGAAGAGAATAGCCACAAGCCTGCCTTGACCGCCACGGCGGTCTTAAGGTGGTAGAAGGGTACTAACCCAAGAAAGGAAGGAAAGCAAATGAAACGATATTATTTAGCCTATGGTAGCAACTTGAATGTAGCACAGATGAGATTTAGATGCCCTAATGCAAGGGTGGTTGGAACAGCAGTTATTGAGGATTACGAACTTTTATTCAAAGGTAGTAAGTCAGGTTCCTACCTTACCATTGAGCCGAAGGAAGGTTCAAGCGTACCCGTTGCAGTTTGGTCGGTGGAAGAAAGTGACGAGGCTGCACTTGACCGATACGAAGGTTTCCCAACCTTTTATTACAAAAAGGAAATGCAGATTGTGGTTAAGGGGATAAAGAGCAAAAAGGAACGATTGCGAGACGCTTTCGTTTACATCATGCATGAGGACAGACCTTTTGGAATTCCGGCTTGGAACTACGTGCAGACCTGCATTACAGGATATAACACCTTTAATTTCGACCAAAGCCTACTGATGAAGGCAATCAGAAAAAGCAGAAAGGAGCTTGGAATATAATGAAAACAAACAACATCACTAGAATTCAAATTTGCCCTTTCTGTGGCAATTCATATCGAGGAGTGCCTGCTACTTCGAGGAGGGACGGTAAAACGCCAATTTGCCCCGACTGTGGAACGAGAGAGGCTCTTGAAAGCATAGGAGTTTCCAAAGAAGAGCAGGATTCCATACTGGAGACGATTCATCAATGCGAGGCACGGCACTCATAATATACACAATTTAAGTACCGAATGATTGTGTAGTAGTGGTATGGATAATATGTACTTTCAGAGTTAATATGTGTACTACCAAAAGGGAAAACAACACAGACGGAGGTACAAAATGGAATTTACAACAAGAGAAACTTTAGAAACAAATTTATACGGATGCCTTAATTCGGCGGTTCTGGACTTCGGTGACAACGTAATCACAGTATTGGAGCATTGCTTTGAAGGAATTATTGTTACGATTTACGAATTGGTGGAAACGCCGGAAGAAACAGGCCTTGCAAGATGCGAGTGCAGACTTTCAAGAATTGCGGTCAACAAGGGATTTGAGGACACAGGACACGCGGTTGCATGGGCATTGAATGAATTGAAATAAAAGAATAAAGGATTTGAGCCGAGAGGCTCTTTTCCACGTTATGGAAGACTCGAAAGGGTCTTTTTTTAATGCATATATGGAGGTGGAGAATTGAGAAAACTTAAAAAGTATGTTCCTACCAAGTTTAAAGCCAAGGACTCCATCTACGATAAGGAGGCGGCTGATTTTGTGGTTGCCTTTATTGAGCAGTTGAAACACACAAAAGGTGAGTTCTACAATCAGCCTTTTGAACTGATTGATTGGCAGGAACAGATAATCAGAGATATTTTTGGAACACTAAAACCAGACGGTTATCGACAATTTACGACAGCATATATAGAAGTACCTAAAAAATGTGGCAAGTCAGAATTGGCGGCTGCCATTGCATTATATATGCTTTGTGCCGATGGGGAGCAGAGAGCCGAAGTGTACGGCTGTGCTGCTGATAGAGACCAAGCCTCGCTTGTATTTGACGTGGCGTGTGACATGGTTCGTCTTAGTCCGGCTCTTATGAAAAGGTGTGATTTAAGACCAAGTAGAAAGACTATCGGTTTCGGTCCCACGAACAGTTCCTACAAAGCATTATCAGCCGATGTCGCTGGCAAATCGGGTGTAAACGTTAGTTGCCTCGTGTTTGATGAGTTGTGGGTACAGAAAGACCGTAAGTTCTTTGACATGATGACAAAGGGAACATCGGATGCGAGAAGAAATCCTCTGCACTTTATTATTACGACAGCCGGAAATGATACGAACAGCATCTGCTATGAGTTACATCAAAAGGCTGTGGATATTTTGGAAGGCAGAAAGGTTGACCCTACATTTTATCCTGTTATTTATGGTGCAGACCAAGAGGATGACTGGACAGACCCGGAAGTATGGAGAAAGGCAAATCCAAGTCTTGATATCACAATCGGTATTGAGAAGGTGCAAGCTGCCTGCGATAGTGCAAAGCAGAATCCGGGAGAAGAGAATGCGTTTCGACAGCTTCGATTGAATCAGTGGGTAAAACAGGCTGTCCGTTGGATGCCAATGGATAAGTGGGATGCGTGTGCAGAAATCATACGAGAGGAAGATTTGGAAGGAAGAGTTTGTTATGGTGGCTTGGACTTATCAAGTACCACCGACCTTACATCCTTTGTGCTTGTGTTCCCACCACTTGATGCAGATGATAGGTACATCGTTTTACCATATTTTTGGGTTCCCGAAGACACGCTCGACCTTCGTGTTCGAAGAGACCATGTCCCCTATGACATTTGGGAGAGAGATGGCTATTTGCAGACTACGGAAGGAAACGTGGTTCATTATGGTTTTATAGAGAAATTCATCGAGCAGCTTGGAGAAAAGTTTAATATCCGAGAAATTGCATTTGACCGTTGGGGAGCAGTACAGATGGTTCAGAACTTAGAGGGAATGGGATTTACAGTTGTTCCGATGGGGCAGGGGTTTGCATCAATGTCCCCACCTACCAAGGAACTTATGAAATTAACCTTGGAGAAGAAACTGGCTCACAACGGACATCCAGTTCTCCGTTGGAACATGGATAACATTTATATCCGTAACGACCCGGCGGGAAATATTAAGGCTGACAAAGCCAAATCCACAGAGAAGATTGACGGTGCCATTGCAACGATTATGGCACTTGATAGAGCAATCCGCTGTGGGAATGACACAGGTTCAAGTGTCTATGATACACGAGGGTTGCTTGTGTTTTAGCTGCAACCGTGCATAACACAGAACGGTTAAACATTACTTCCAACCGTAGGTTGTATGCAGCTTACATCAATTTTGCTGTGTCAACGACATCCACGCTTTTTCGTGTTATACTGACCTCATCATAAGAAACGGAGGTCGATTTTATGGCGAAAATTAAAGTGGAGTTCTATCATGAGTGTTATGATTTGGCAAAGAAAATAATGGAAGGAAGTATGGAGATTGAGGATGCTGTACGAAAACTGTATGAGATTGGGATGTCTCCCAATTCTGCAAGACACTATTTAAGAAGTGTCAGAGCAATGCTCGTTGGTGACAGATTCACGGCTACAATCAATAATACGGCATTATCCTATTTTCTCACACAGATTTATACAGAATATGGAGCGGATGGTTTGAGAAAAGCACTTAATTCGGTGAGGGAATATTTGGAGTATCAGAAAGATAAAAATGGTTTGCCGGGAACAAGAATGATATACGAGGATTTTTTTGAAATCTTATAGAATGGTTGCAGGAGCATCTATCAGAAATGGTAGGTGCTTTTATTATGCCAATTTTTATGGAAGGAGAAAATGAATGGGACTTTTTAATGGAATATTCAAGTCGAGGGATAAACCCACGAACCGAACAGCAGGAAGTGCGTACAGCTTTTTCTTGGGTAGTTCGACAAGTGGGAAGAAGGTAAATGAACGTACTGCAATGCAGATGACAGCAGTTTATTCATGCGTGAGAATTTTATCAGAAGCGGTAGCGAGTCTGCCACTTCATTTTTATGAGTACAGGGAAGATGGTAGCAAAGCAAAGGCTACGGAGCATCCCCTGTATTTTTTGTTGCATGATGAACCAAATCCAGAGATGTCATCCTATACATTTCGTGAAGTGCTTATGACCCACCTTTTGCTGTGGGGCAATGCATACGCACAGATTATCAGAAACGGCAAGGGAGAAGTGGTGGCTCTGTATCCGCTTATGCCAGATCGAATGAGCGTGGACAGAGATGAGAAAGGACAAATCTATTATCAGTATTACATGACAGTAGATGATGCACCAACCAATAAAGGCAAATGGGTATCCCTTGCATCAACGGATGTACTTCATATTCCGGGATTAGGCTTTGACGGACTTGTAGGATACAGTCCGATTGCAATGGCTAAAAATGCCATCGGCATGGCGATTGCCTGTGAGGAGTATGGAGCCAAGTTCTTTGCCAACGGTGCTGCACCAAGTGGTGTACTTGAGCATCCGGGAACAATCAAAGACCCATCAAGGGTAAGAGAAAGTTGGACGCAGACCTTTGGCGGTAGTTCCAACGCAAACAAAGTAGCTGTTTTGGAAGAGGGAATGAAGTACACACCAATTTCCATCAGCCCGGAACAGGCACAGTTCCTCGAAACGAGGAAGTTCCAAATCAATGAAATTGCTCGAATTTTCAGAGTTCCACCACACATGGTTGGAGACCTTGAGAAGTCGAGCTTTTCTAATATTGAGCAACAGTCATTGGAGTTCGTGAAATACACGCTTGACCCTTGGATTTGTCGATGGGAGCAGGCAATGTTGCGTTCTTTACTGACGGCTCAAGAGAAAAAGAAGTATTTTATCAAATTTAACATTGACGGGCTTCTTCGAGGTGACTATCAGAGCCGTATGAATGGCTATGCCATTGGCAGACAGAACGGATGGATGAGTGCAAACGATATCCGTGAGTTAGAAAACCTCGACAAAATCCCTGCTGAACTTGGTGGAGATTTATATCTCATCAATGGAAACATGACCAAGTTGGAAGATGCAGGTATTTTTGCGAAAGGCTCGGAAGGTAGAGAGGAGGAAAACCATGAAGAAGTTTTGGAACTGGAAGAATCAGACTCAGACGGAGAACAGTCCGGCGGAGAGAACGCTGTTTCTGAACGGAACAATCGCAGAGGAAAGCTGGTTCGATGATGATGTCACACCACAGCTTTTCAAGGATGAACTGAACGCAGGAGAAGGTGACATCACGGTGTGGATTAACAGTCCCGGTGGTGATTGCGTGGCGGCAGCTCAAATCTACAATATGCTTTCCAATTACAAAGGCAAGGTCACAGTCAAGATTGACGGTATTGCAGCGAGTGCGGCATCGGTGATTGCTATGGCAGGAAAAGAAGTGCTTATGTCACCCGTTTCCATGCTTATGATTCACAATCCTATGACCATTGCAATGGGTGACCATGCAGAGATGCAGAAAGCCATTGATATGCTTGCCGAGGTTAAGGAGTCCATCATTAACGCTTATGTGTTAAAGACAGGTCTTTCAAGAGCCAAGCTGTCACACCTTATGGATTCGGAAACTTGGATG